GGAGTTCATGCGCTCGACGTTCGATGCGTATGTCCTCGCTCTTCAGCAGGTTCGGCGGTCGTATCCGACTTTTAATTTGTCGTCCCGGATGGCTAGAGCCATTCGGCGCTTCAAACAGCACATTGTGCTGAAGCCTTTGGATGCGGCCTACCTACTTAAGCATTTAGCCGCTGAGGCACGCGCGTGGAGTTTTGACTCCGGCCCGAAACCTCGGCATGGTCTAACTGCTACTCTCGTCACAAAGCGTCAGGCGGAGATTTTCTCCTTCTGCGCTAGGGCAACACCTTCCCCTCCTGTAACAGGTGTGGGATTGGTGAACCTGATGGAGCGGCTGACACAGCCACCCTCAACGGTTCCTGCTGATTGGCGATTGTTTTGTAGGTCTTACCTGCGAAGGACGATGCCTCCGTCAGCTATCCGCTATTCAACTGCGCCGTCTGGTCATGCGTCTTTCGCATACGGGCGTGCACAGGGCGGATTCAACCAGGCAGTATCTGACCTGGTTGTACTAGGTGCCGCACTTCAATGCCTCAACGCTGTTGGGGTTACAGAAGGTCGGCTGGCACCGAGTGAACTCCGACTCCGTCCAACATTCGTGTTTTCACGTCTGTTGGATAATCCAAACCTCAAGGCGATTTCGCTGGGGGCTTGGTCTACGGATCAGGGTTTGCAAGGTGCTCTTCGCACTGCAGTCTTTTGGGTTATGGATCATATTGAATATGTTCCTGTTATGCCCATCGAAGCTCCGGAAAGGGGATTAAAATCTCGGTTTCCGACAATGGAGCTTGCGGCGGCGAATCTGATTCATCAGATTCTCCGACGAGCAGCAGATGCTCACCTGAGGCGCGATAATCGCTGCAGTCAGGATATGGGGGGCAATCTACCTCATCCAAAAATTGAGGTGTGGCCAGGTCCTTGGTATTCCATGGACCTGTCGTTTGCAACAGATTGCCATCCCCATGGTCTGTCAATCGAGTTCTATGAAGAACTCATCGATTGTCATTCGGAGTTGGAGTGCTATCGCAGATTTCTGCCTAAGCTACTCGGCCCGAAGATGTTGATGGATCCAGCAAAGTGTGACTATGCTGAGATTTGCTTGAACAGACCGATGATCCCTCCTGAGCTAGATTGTTTGAATCCTGCTCGAAGGGCGGAGCGACGTCGCTTACCCAGTGCCCGAAAGATGTCGGTCACGAAAGGGTTTGCGTTTGATCCCTCCTATGACGCCCATTTAATTGGCTCCCAGAAACTGGTAGCCGCTTGGGTGTCATTTCTCTCCTTCTTACCAAATTATACCCACCGGATGACAACGGTAGGTGAAATGATGGGGTCGGCTTCTTCCTTCCCTATCATGCCTTTGGTATCGTTCTATGCGGGGTGGAAATCTGGTTTAAACCGTATGATTTCCTGTGGAGACGATGCATTAGTTGCTAATGCTCGTCCCCATAAGGTCCGCAGAATGGAGGAGGCATTGTCTTCCTGTGGTGCGCAGTTGTCTCGTGGGGATCCCGAAAAGGGAAAACCCAATAAGATTTTCTTGCACCCTTCAAAAGGCTTGTTTAAAGAACAGGTCTATGTTGATGGAAGACGTAAAGCGTCAGTGCCGATCAGTATCTGGTCGGCACCTCCTGGAGGCTCCAAGGGCCAAATCGATTGGTTAACTCAAGGATCTGCAGCACGTGAAATGCTGGCGGATCAGAATTTACCGATACGGTCTGGTCTCTGGGCCTATTCGCCGCTCCGTCGTCAGGTGGAGGCCGCATGGTTCATGGGCCTCCCTGTCGCGGAACAAGTGGCGTTAGGTGGCGTATTGTACGCCGGCTTCCCGCATCGTGCATTGGGACAGCATGATCGTTGGATAAGCTTGCTGAACAGCTTGCCTATTGACAAGATCATCTGTGGAACTGGTTTGTCTCCAGTCCCTTCCCCTCAGAATGCGGTAGTACGTGCCGCAGCACGAGAGTGGGTACGTGAGCAATTACGGGCTTATAAGTCCGATAATGCCGAACGTGCATTTCTGGTAGCAAATGGTATGCTCCATGAAGATGCTGAGGATGCGATACCTCGCACCCTCTATCCCACTTGTTTGCACCCTTCTGGTCGTATCCTTCAGAATCTGAAGGATGCGATGGATACAGAAGCGGCTGCATTGACCAACTGGACCCTGTATTGGGCTTACCAGGCTGAAATCCAGGCGACGCCTTCCGTGAGGAAGGCAGCTGGTAAATTCAGAAGGAAGCTTAGGACCCATGCAGAAACAACCTTAGTGACTAAGGTTGGCCCTGGGGCCTTTTTGAATACTCGGTTGGAGCTTCTACGTAAAGCTGAGCTTTACGTAGACAGCGTAGCTGTTGCTCGCGTTGAGAATCGGGACCTATCGTATGGTCTTGAATCTGTTCCTCGACCTGTTCACAGGTCAGAACTGCACTTTCCGCCAGGTTCCCTGGTGGATCGAGTAGCGAGGAACGCGACCTCTATCCGGTGATCGTCACCGGTTGGGGAGAGAGTCAACTCTGCTAAACCGACACCTTACTGTCGTTAACAGGACCAATTTAAGCCTGTCCCCG